GCAGGCCAGAACCAATATCGGCACGGGCTCGGGTTCGGACATGTCGTACGCGGCCAGCAGGTTTTGGGAATCTGTGCCAGATGTTCTGGGAAACCCCGGCTTTGATCACGCCGCGCAGAGGATCAAAGTCCCGCACGCGCGGGCCGGATAGAGGGCGCTGGCTGGTCCGTCTAGCGCGATGATCCGGGCGGCTGCAAGTAGCGTAGCCCAATCGCTCGCGTAGTCCATAACATCGGCGCGGCTGCGTTCCATGTCGTCCGCAAGTGACCCGCAGACGGGCTGCAAAACATCGAATCCGGCCCGTGTCAGCCGCCGGAAAATGAGTTCCCGATGCAGGTCGCACAGCAGGAAAATCCGGCCGCTCCGTTGGCCGTGGAAGTTCCTCAGAATCTCCTCTGCAAACCACGCCGGATCGGCGGCTGGATTGCGGTGGAATCTGCCCAGCACGGCCGTCCGTGGGGCTTTCCAGGCCGCCGTCCCCACCATCGCCGCCATGATCGCCGCATACGCCGCGTTGGCCAGTTCCCGGTCGCCGCACGCGTCCCAGCAATGGGCCATCATGCCGCCCCATCGGGTGGCGAATTCCGGACGCTCCGGGCCGGGCAGAAACTCCACTCCGGGAACTCCGTTTGGAAACATGTCGGCGGCCGTGGCGGGGCAGTGTTTGTTGACCGGCCAGCGGAATGAAATCAGGGGCGACCGGCTCAGTCCGTTGGCCATGGCAGCGACCCTGTTTCCGAGTCCAAACGGGCAATGGATCGGACTCACGGGAACACCAGGTTGATCGCGTGGAATTCTTCCAGGTTGTCGGCAGGCGCTGCGTCACGGCCGACGTAGTTGCCCTGCCTGAAGCACATCTTATTTGGCGAGCCCACAGCGGTCCTCACACCGTGGGTGTCTTCCTCATAATCTTGGATGATCAAATCCGCGTTCCGGTTGTTACGCGAGGGCCGGTGAATGATGGGTCCGCCGCTGTGATATTGCGTCTTGACCACTACCCTACCGCCCACGGTTTCAAAGTCCGCGACCTTGTAAAAATAAAGCCCCGTGTTAGCCCCCGGTTCGGGCTGGGCGTGGGCGTCGGTGCCATAGGGGTTGACGATCTCCGCGGCGCTGGCTAGATCCAACTCGTTGGTGGTCACCTTGCACCAGATTTCCGACCCGGATGTAATGGTGAATTCGGTGGTGTCGCCTGGGGTCGTGGGGATGTAGGCGATGACCGCTCCGGGCTCCGGGTTGATGGCGCAGACCATCCCCTGTTTCACGCGGCATTTCCAGGTCGCCCCGTTGAGGTAAATCGAATGCACGTCGAACTGCTTTGGTGCGGGCGGCAGCGACCATTTGTCCAGCTCCGGTTGGTCGAGTCCGGACACGGTATCGCCGGCCGCCGATGGCGATGATTCCGCCCCCAACTTGTTGCTCCCGCGCTCGGCAAAACTCCACCACTTGGTGGGGCGAAAACGGAGGATGCGTTGCAGCTCCAGGAAGTCCGCCGGCGCGAGGGCCGGGATGGGGCCGAAGCCGATCACCACCCGCCCGGTGGCAACGTCGAAATCCACCGAATGCACCGGTGCCCGCATGCCCGCCCAAGCGGTCGGACCGCCGGCCAGATTGAGGGCGCGGCCGTGATAGCTGGTGGCCCCGATTTCGCGGTCCGTGAGGGTCACCGTGCCCTGATAGGTCATGGCCGCCACGATGGCCTGATAAGTGTCCGACGCGATGCCGGTTGGCACCTCCTCGGGCGGCACCCAACTGGTGATTCCCTTGTAAATTTTCGTCGTCGCGTTGGTCGCGGTGACCACGATGGACGTGGGCAGCGATTGGATGATCTTCCGCTCCTCTTCGGTGGCATCGGCGAGGATGCTTACGGACAGGTCAATGCGCACCTTGGCCACCTTGCGGCGCATCCAATCCTCAAGCGTCCCCTTGACCAATTCGCGCGGCACTTCCGCCACGGTGGTGACCTCCAGCCGGGGGGCTTGGAGTGAGATCGGATCGGGCATCGGATCGGGTTCTTCCACCAGGGAAAGCGCCCATGATTGCACCACGAAATGGTCAATGTCCACCGCCGCCATGGCGGGGAAACGCTTCTTGATGTATTCGTCTGCCGCCGTCCCCACTGCGGTGGGGATCGTGCGGGTTTGGACGCGTGATTTTTGGATCTGCATCTGCATCCCGGCCAGCGGGATCGTGGCGGTGATCACCCGGGGGCCGGCGTCCGGACCATCGGTCGGAAACTTGTCGATTGCCACCTCGCGGAAAACCTCGTCATCGATCGTGGTGGCCAGCTCGTAAACCACCCGCACGGCGTCCGGCAGCATGTCCGTGCGGTGAACCACATTTAGCGCATCCAGCTCGCTCACGTCGAAGCCGGCCACGGCCGCCGTGCCCGTTGGCACCACATTGAAAGTGGGCGGTGCGGTGCTGTGATCCAGGAAAGGAATCCAGTCCGGATGCAGCTTGCAGCAAAGCCGGATCATCTCCTCACAACTCACGTTGGCAACCTCCGATGGAATCATCAGCTCCCCGGTCGGAAAGGCCCCGGCTTGGATGCTCACGCCGTTGGCGATCGCGTAGTCGATCACCGCTTTGATTTGCGCCCCGGCGGTGATGCGCTCCCACTCGCCTGAAATTGAGTTATACCCCAGCCCGACCACCGCGCGGGGCAGCATGACCGTGCCCGTGCCATAGCCCCACGGCTCTTGATAGACCAGCGTAAGCAAGTCCGCCCAGGCATCGGTGATCGCGAGGCTCTGGCCTTCCGACGACCCCTCTGCCGCCACCGGGTTTGAGTTCACCTTGCCCGAAAAAACCGGCACGCCATCGCGGGCCAGAATGACTGGCGCGCCGAACGCCAACAGCGGATCGGCGTCGAAGTCGCACGCCCGTTGCAGCCGCATCTCGCTCACCCCGTAGGAGCGGAAACTACCGCCCGCCAACGTGAGTCCCAAGCCGGCGAGCGTGCTACCATTGAGAGTCCAAACAGGGTCGGGCATACGGTTTCGCGGTTAGCCTCCGATCGGGCGGCTGGCTTTGGTTCGGGCGTCGATCTCGGCGATCTTTTTGGCTTGGGCGTCCAGCTCGGCCAGCATGTTTTTCAGCGCGGCCACGGTCGCCCCGCCAAGGCCGGCGGTGGCTTTGGAAAACTGTTGTTGCAGTTTCTGGATTTCGGCCGCGTTGGCACCATCCGCCAAGCTGTTTCCGATCTCGCCCAGGGCGGTGCCAATCGCCCTGCTTGGAGCGCGTCCCGATGCCTCGCCAAACTTGCCGGCGGCTGCCCTCGATGACGAGTCCAGCCCGCCCCGCGCGTCTTCGGCTTCCTGCGCCGCCAGAAACGCAACAGCCTTGGCGTGTTGCTCAGCATCCCTTCGGTTTTGCTCCTCAGCTTCGCGTTGCCGGCGGGCCTGCAGGGCGGCTTGTTCCTTGGCCACCGCGGTAGCTGCGGACTCCCCCAACACCGCTTTCTCGATCCCCCCCAGGGTCTGTGCTTCGTCGTATGCGCGGGCGGCTTCGTCGGCCGCGGCTTTAGCCGCCTTGGCCGCCTGGCGCCGCTTGGCGACTTGCTCCGGTTCCAGACCTGGTGCGTTCTCGGCGGCTGTTGCGTCTTGGTCTGCAGTTTCAGCGATCTGGGTGGCCCGCTGCATGGCTGCTTTCCGGCGTTCCAGATCCGCGTCGATTTTGAGCTTGGCTTGTGCTTCATCCCACAGAGCCCGATCCGCGCGGACCGTCTCGGGATCTTCCCCTGCCTGCAAGCGGTCGAAATCTCTGCGATCTTTCTTGGCGGTATCGAGCTTGCCGGATGCCGCCTCGACTTTCGCAAGCGCTTCCATTTCGATGCTCAAGTTGCGGGCGGCTTCCGTTTGTTCTTCTAGCAGTTTTTTAAACCCTGCCGCCTTCCTCCGTGCAACCATTTCATCATGATGCCGTGCATGGTTTTCCTCGGCAATCGCCAGATTTTCCGTTGACTCTCGCCGCTCGTTTTGGCCTGCCTGCAAGTCCAGATAGGCCTCCACCAACTTTTGTAGTTGCTGGGTCATCAGCGTGAACGTCGCTGCCACTGCCCCGCCGGCCGGGCCGGCCACGGCGAAGCCCATCGCCGCCGCTTGGGCCGCGCCCGCCACGGAGTTCATCCCTTCGGAAACATCATCCGTCAATTCCGCCAATTCCGGGTTGGTCTCGCGGGCCTTGTCGCCCAACTCTTTGATCTTGGTGCTGGCGATAGACATCGCCGATGCCACCTGCGAAAACACTTCGGCGCGTGCCAGTTGGATCTGGGTATCCTGTTTGCCCTCGGTGGCGGCGGCCTCGGTTTTTTTGGCGTGTTGGTCCGTGGCGTTGGTCAGGTCCTTGACCGCGTCGGTGCCTTGGCGCACCCCGGCGGCGGCCTCCGCCGCGCCAACGGTCGCCATCTGGATTTCTATCTTGCGTTCGGCCATGGGAGGTTAGAGCGGGCTTTTGAAAACGCCGAATTTCCGGATGCGAATCACCGCGCCGGCGGAGAACCGGGCCAGCAGGGTGAGACTGTTTTGCGTGGTGGTGGCGGGCGCAACCAACACGGGCGAGAGCAGCAGGCCCCGGTGATTCGGGATGATTCCGTAGCTTGCAATATCGTAGGACTGGCCGGCGGTCGCCAACACCGTCCCGCCCGCGGTCATCATGTTGCAGGTTAGGGCCAGGCGGGTGCAGGTGCCGGAGACCAGCCAAAACTGGCACGCCACCCGCAGCGGCACGGCTTTGGCAATGAGCGCCGCGAAGGCCCCGCCGGAAATCGCCGGCGCGGAGTGGAACACATAGGAGGCGGCGGTGTATTCCTGCCAGGTTACGCCATCGATCGTGACCAGTTGCGCCGTCGTATGTCCGGTGTGGGTGAAGCCGTCGGCCAAATTGTTTGCCGGGGTGGTATCCTCGTCCATGTACGGGTTGGTGGTCAGCCAGCCGGCCGAGCCTTTGGCGGGGATGGGATAGGCCGGCCCCACCTCCGGGGCCAGCAACGGGGCCAGCACGGCGGCCATGGCGGCATGGCCGCCCTGGTTGGGGTGCAGATAGATGGTGCCCGCGCCGGCGTCCTCGTCGTTGTAATAGGCGGACCCGGCCACTCCGGCGGTTTTGAGCGCCGATGCCCATGGAATGACGGTGGCGTTGTGGGCGGCGGCCAGTGCCGGCAGACCGGCGTTGACGGCATCGATTTTGGTTTGGTAAGTGCCGGTTGGATCGGCCGCGGTATCGGTGCGTGGCAAAATCTCGCCGATGAAATGCCGCACGCCGGTGGCGGCCACGGTGGCCAGATAGGTGTCGAGCTTGGTCAGGACTTCGGGGTAGGTGAGCGTTGGAATGTGGTTGGTCCCGATCAGGGAGATGATTGCCCCCGGGGATGTGGCCAGGGCCGCCTGCAGGGGAGTGAGAGTCACGCCGGGATAGAGGGTCCCGCCGGTGGACAGCTCGTTTACCGAGCGATAGATCAGATCCTCGGTTTGATAGCCGGAATACCCGAAGTCCAGGCATGGCACAGACGGGCCGGGAATGGGGTAATTGTTACGAGCCGGGAGGAAGGCGTGATCCAACCGGCTGGCCGTCCACCCGGCAAATGAGGCGGCCTGATACCGGCTTAGACCAAAGGTCAGGCCGTCGGTAATGGAGTCTCCCAGAAACACGATGACCAGGGGCAGCGCTCGCGTTTGGGCGGATAGGTTGGTCCGGGCCTGCGCCTGTTCTGCGGCGGTTAGGGATTGCGCCGCCGTGGTCAGCGCGGTGCCGCCGGCCACTTGCAGGGAGGTATCGGTGAGCGATAGCGGGGTGGCGGAGCCATCGCCCAAACAGATCGCGCGTGGCGAGCCGGTGAGCGCTCCGCCCGCACCCGCTTGCAGGAGCCATGGGTAAGTGTCTTTCGGTCTGCGTCCGGTCAGTGAACTCATTTTGAATTTATCATTTTGAACTTAAAATCACATCGAATCCCAGTTGCCGCCAACCGGCCATGGGATTTCACTTGACCAGGTGCCCGCGATTTCCGTGGCCATCCGGCCGCCGGTTGCTGTGTAGCTCATGACCACGCTGCAGCCGATCACCTCGCGGCCGGGCGGATCGATCACGGCATCCAGCAGATAACGGCTGTCCGGGTAGGTCCCGATGCAGACCGGCGGGCCGGTGAATCCGCCGATCTCCGTCCAGGTAGAGCAAAGATCCGGGCTGGCCACATCGTCGGGGGACGTGAACATAATGCCAAAGGTTGCCGCTTTTACCACCCAGGCCACGCCGCCCCAATAGACGCCGGTATCCGCATCCAGCGGATCCAGGTATTGCGGGCGGCCGTTGAGGGTGCCGGCCGCTTCCAGGAGCGGAAACACGACCGGATCGCCCCCATCCGTAACATCCCCGGCCACGATGATGGTGGTGGGCACGCCGGTGCCGCCGGTGCCGTCAATGATGATCACTCCGGAGCGCGGGAACGTCTCGTCATAATCGGCCGCGAAAGTCTCGGCCAGCAGGCAGGTGGCAAACGTCCGGACCGTGCCGAAGGCGATGGTGGTGGCCAGGTTTTTGCGGTCCCACGTTTGCGCGTTATCCGCCCGCACCCGCAGGGCCGTTTGTTTGGCAATGCCGCCCTCTATCCGGTAGCCGCTGGCGCTGCTATGCACGGACTCAGGCACCCCGGCCTGCCCGGCGAGGGGATAGATCATGGTGCCGTTGAGAAGCGCGATTCTCATCACGTCGAAAGGGTGATCGCAAACAGCGCGTCCGGAGCGCCGGCGGTGAAGCCGCGGGTGCTCTGCCAGGTGCAAACGCCGATCCGCTTGGAGGCGGCTCCGTAGCGCAGCGAGGCATCCACCAATTGCGCCTTTTTGAGCACCGTCTGGCAGCCGTTGGCCGCGTCGGGCTTGATGGTCAGGTCGCTAACGACAGCGGCGGCACCGAGCGCACCGCCGCCATTGAGCGCGGTCATGATCTCGGCGGCCGTGGGTCCCACTGGCGTGGCCTTGGCCGTAACGTCCAACTTGGTAAGGCGCATATCGATCGTGCCCAGGCCATCCACCGCTTGCTCTTGGAGGGCCAGCGCGAACGACACTTCCGCACCCGTCTCGGTAGCGCACAGCGTCCATGGTGCGACGGCCGCTTTCCAAATGAGGCGGTGCCCGAACGTCGGGATGTTGGTCACGGAAAACCCGGTGTCGCCCGGATAGGCCACGGTGGTGAACGCGAAATAGTTGGCTTCCGCGCTGCCGTCGGTGCTGTTGGCCACCAGGCCGGTGAAGGTGACCGGCCCCACCAGTGTCTTGTCCACGCCGTGGCGGATCGTCGGCATCGCGGTGACCGCCGCGTTGGGAACGGTTAGCTTGATTCCGTCGCGGCCATGAACCACCAGAGGCCGGTCCGCGGCTCCGTAGATTGACGCGCCGGTGAGTGTGGCGGCGTAGGGCCAGAGCACGGCGGCCAGGGCGGTGGTGAAACGTCCGGACGGCTCGAATGAAACCGTGACGCGCTTGTCGATGAAGCGCTCTTCAAGCTTCCCCCAGGCGGCGGTTTCCAGGCCCATGCGTTTCATGGAAAAAGTGACGGTGACGTCGCCCTTGCTCCAAAAAGTTGAGCCGTCGAAGGTGACCAGCGCGGGGCCGGTGATGATGGTGGTTCTGTTGATGCCTGCCATGGGATGGTGTGGTTAGTTAGGGAGAGTTTCGGTTACGGTCACCTCGGTGAGGTCGCCTGGAAGAATGTCGGCCGCGTATGCGGCGGCGCGGATCACGGTGCCGATTGGGATTGCCAACGTGTCGCATGGGATCAACGCCGTGTAGAGCGTGGCCGTCGGGTTGTCCGGGGCCGGGTAGCTGCCATCCGTGGTGTACCATATCTCCATCTGCGCAGTGGGGCAGGACAGCCCCATGCTTTGGGTCAGATCGTACCAGATGGCGGTCACTTGGCCGCACTTGGCCGGCGGATCGATCCCCACGTTGTCAACCGCCATCAACACCGAATGGGAAAGGAATCCCGGTTTGATCGGCTCCGGCATCACCGGTTTGGGCAATGGCCGCAACGCGCAATGCCCGAGACTGCGAAGCTGCAGCGCCGCCAGCACGCGCAACGCGGCCACGCTGGACCGTATCCCGGTGCCATCCGCACCCCGATTGATCAAGGGTTGCTCGATCACGCGGATCTCAATCTCCATCGATACCGGAGGGCCGGGGACATTGATTTCGGCAGCAGAGATTTTAGGCAACAAGACCACGATGACCAGGCCTGGCTTGGAGGTGCCACCGCCGGTGAGCGTGCCCAGCTTTTGCAGGATCGTCTTGTCCATGTCCCCGGCGTCTTCGGGAATGATGTTCGCGTCCGTAAGCTCCGGGCAGTTTTTCAGGACCGCCAGCACGTCGGATTGCAGGGTTTCGAGCAGGGTGTCGCCGGTCATGTCAGTTGGGGGTTGCCGGGTTGCCGTCGTTGCCGCCGAGGATGTATTGCTCCGCGGCGAGCGCGGCATCTTCCGCCATGGCGGCGAGGGGCAGCAGCGACTCGTCGCCGGGGATGGTGGATTGTTTGACCAGGAGGAAGTAGGGCTTGTAGGTGCGGTCCCCGTTGCGCTTAATCAGCAGCGCGGTATTGGTCTCTTTGAGAAAGATGAAATCCAAGTCGGGGATTTCGCGCGCGCGCTTGCCGTATGCCTCCGGCGCGATCGGCTTGGTCAGCCAGCTTTTGCCAGGCCCCGGCCTAACCGTATAGGTGCCGAACGCGGCCCGCAGCCGGCCGGATCCAGGAATCCACAGACTGGCGGCGCTGGCGTTGGACGTGCCTTCGATCTTGTTGTACTCGTCTTCCAGATGCCCGGTGCGCTTGGCCCCGAGTCGGTCCGCCGTGCGATGCTCGGATGCGGCCTTTTTGAAGCCCTCGGTTTTGAGAAACTTTTCGGCGGTGCCGGCCATCTCGGCATGAATGGACGCGCGGTCCGCCATGCGATGGTCAATGCCTTCGAGCAGTTCGGTCGGCAGGCCGGTCAGATCGACTTGGATCATCGGCCGGATCATGGCTGGCCTCCTCTCAATTCCGCGCGGCGGGCGTCGATTGCGGCCATGCGGTCGCGCAGCCGTTGCACGGCGTCGGGGTTCATGGCCACGGACGTTCCGTCCCGGACCGCGCCCTCGCCGGCGGTGAGTCGTTGGACCAGCCCCGGATCGGCGGTGGACATGTCCACGGCCGGCGCGGATAGTGTACTAAGTACCGGGTGTTCTTCGCCAAGCCATTGTTCCAGGGTTTCCCCGTCCGGACCGGTGACTCCCAGCGACACGCACTCGGCGCGGCCGACTTCCCGCCAGCCCATCCCGCTGCCAAAAGCAAACGGCGGGTGGTCTGTGTCCAGAGCGTCGTTGAAATTCGCGGATGCACCCAGCTCGCCCCAGACGGCATCGCCCTTCAGCGCGATCATGCGGCCCCCATACAACCGGCCGCCGGCGATGGCCCAGCGACTCGCCCAGTTGCGCTGTTCGCGGCGGGAGCCGACCCGTACCAGCTCATAAGCCGGGAAGCGATCCATGCGGGTGGTTTCCATGCCCCGGAGTTGCTGCCCGCGCCCGTTCATGAGCGCGGCCTGGGTGTCCACAATGAGGGACATCCGCCGGAAACTGGTTAGGTCCTGCAGCGTCCCCGCAATCGCCTCGGGCACCTCGCCCGGCGGGTCATCCGGGAAGCCGCCCTCGGGCGTGTAATTCAGTGCCCGCAGCGTCTCCAGCAGTGCCACCCTGGCAGAGCCTTTATCCGTCTTCCCATCCGCAACGGCGTCGATCACTTCCTTGACCTTGGACAAAAACACCACATTGGCCGCGCGGCTAACGAAAACCGACCGCGCCCGCAAGTCCGCCGCGATCTCGCCGCGGATCTCCGCACTGCCCAACGTCGTTGGGAGCAAGTCGCGGATGGCGGCCACGCGGGCGGCGTCGGAGATTGGATCGGTGTCTGGCATTCTTGTCTTCTGTCTTCTGTCTCGGAGTCTTCTGTCTTATAGCCCGGCGAGGTTCTGCCGCGTCGCCTGGCGTTCGTGGGTGGAAACGGTTTCGATGGTTGACGCGGGCGAGCCGGTATCGAGCGCACCCTCCGGTTGCTCGATGGCGACCATCCCTTCGGACACTCTCTCGAAAAACCGGATGGCGTCCCGCTTGGCGGACTCACGGTCTTTGCTCACTTCCAGATCGATCCGGGTGAGCATCTCGATGCGGATCAAATGCAGCGCGGACAGATGCACCCGTTCCGGCAGCGTGAGTCCGGCGGCCAGGCTGTTGGAGGGATTGTCGGCGATGTAGCCCCGGCACTGGTTCACCACCACCCGGATCGCGTCATTCATCGGGTTTTGGCCGACTCCGATCACGGCAACCTGATAGGCCGATTTTTCGGCGGCGCTCAATACCCCGAGTACGTCGTCTTCAGTCAGTTCCCGCCAGGCCATTTTTAATTGATCCTTTTGAATTTGAAATTGCCTTGGCCTCGGTGAGGCGGAGAGCGGGAGCAAACACTGAAAACTCCCACTCTCCGCCGTGGCCGAAGCCAAGACCCGGTCAACTCACGGTGAACTTGCGCATGCCGGCCGTGGAGGTCAGCTTGATCAGCTCGTAGTGACCCACGGCGATGATGTGACGCTTGGCGCTCACCCGTTGGGAATAGACCTGGTATTGGCCGCCCCCCTGATCCGCGCTGCCCATGGAGACGAAGCGCTTGATGTTTGACGGATCGTCCACGTCGGCTTCGGACTCCGCCAGGAACATGAGCACCAGGTTGGCCACGATCTGGGTGCGGGCGGTGGCGCTGGCGGTGTAGCGGGCCTTGGTGACCTGCACCTCATCCACCTGCAGGAACCCGGCGAGCTGCTCGGGCGTCTGTTGGGAGCTGCCGAAGCCGCCGGCGTTGGTCTGGGCGCGATGGGACAGGATGCGCTTGCTCCAACTGGTATCCCCGTAACCGATCCGGTTGGGGCGGTTGCCGGTGAGGTCCGCGGCGGTGACCAGCTCGAGCAACACGTCCTGATCCGGGTCCTTGAGGGCCGTGGTATCCCACGTTTTGTTCGTATTGGTGGCCGTGCCGGAGATGAGGGCCACGGCCCGCTTGAGGCTGTTGCGGCGGATGCGGCGCAGGAGCTTTTGCGTGTAAACTTCCTCCCAGTTGGGCATGCCGTCCAGTTCGTCCAGATCGAGGCAGATCTGCAGGCCGCGGTTGGCGGTTTTCGCTTCCACCTTGGAGCTGATGTATTCCACGGACTTGAAGTCCGCGCCGATGGGGCGCTCATCGTCATCGGAGCTCAGGAACTCTTCGGCGTTGTCCCACGCCGAGTAGGAAAACCGGCGCGGGGTGGGCACCATCGGCGCGTAGAATTCGAGTTGCGCCTCGATGTCTTCCTTGTCCCGGTAACCCACCGCATAAGCGGTTAGCGGTTCGTTGAAGAACGCCTGATCCATCAGCGAGGCGTTGGCCTCGGTGACGCGGTCGTGGACGAACCCACCGGCGGCCGGGGCCTCGTAGCTGGCGGACTCGATCTCGCGGATGGTGTTGGCCACCACCTCGCGGCGGGTCAGGGAGTTGCAAACCACTTCCCGCTGCGGGCGGAAGATGGAACTGGCTAAGGCGAGCAGAACCATGCTCAGGGAACGTTTCGATTTCATATATGATTTCGTGATCTTGTCTTCTGTCTTCTGTCTCTCAGGCTTCTGTCTTCACAGCGTGGCCACGGCATTGATCATCGGGAAGCAATGCTGCACCTCGATGATGTCGCCATCGGCGGCGGCGGCGGTGAGCGCGCGGCCCACCAAAAACGCGGTGGCCCCGTAGGTGGAACTCACCTTGCCGGCGGCGGCTGTATAGACCGGCGCCCCGGCCGTGATCGCCGCGCTGGCCACCATCTTCATGGTACCGGGTTTGGCGCCCAGCAACTGGACGGCGGCGGCTTCGCCGATGGCGGGCTCGTCCATCACCACGCCCAGCGGCCGGGTGGCCAAGACGTTGACGATGAAATTAACGCCCGGACTGGCCCCCGGCTGCACCAGCGCGTATCGCAGCGTGATCGCGGCTACGGAGCAGACGAGGTTGACGACGCCGTTTTCCGTGGTTCCGACGGATTGGGCCACATTGCAGACTTCCTCGCGGTTGCCGCCAAAGCGGAACATCGAGCCGATGGCGAGCAGAACCATGCTCAGGGTATGTTTCAGTTTCATGCTTGGAGAATTGTGGATGGTGGATGGTGGATGGCTTACTTGGTTTTCGGCTTGGCCTTGGCCAGCGCCGCATCGTGGGCGGCTTGGGCGCTCAGGACTTGGATCGCCTGGGACCGGGTGATGCCAAGCGCGACTTTCTCCGCGATGGCGTCTTCGGCAATGCCCTTGGGGGCCGGCTCCGGGGTGCGCCCGGCGATTTCGCCGGCTACCCAGTCTTCGATTGATGGTGGTTTCATCTTGCTTTTCTTCTTTTCGAATTTCGTGCTTAGTGCTTAGTGCTTCACTCAGGCGTCTTCATCGCCGCGAACACTTCCTTGAGCGCGGGATCCTTCTTGGCCTCGTTCCACGCCTCGTGGTAGCCCATCCCCTTTTTGTCCATGAGTTCATTCACCGCATTGGCGATGGTCTCGCGGCGGGCTTTCTCGTCGCTCACCTCGCCGCGGGTGCGGTCCGGATTGAGCGGCTGGGTATTGAGCTCCGGCTTGATGGCGGCAAGGGCGTTGGCCTCGGCTTCGCGGTGCTCGCCGGTCAGGCGGGGCAGCCAGGCCGGGCGGTCCGCGGCGGTGATGCGGCCGGCGGTAACGGCGGCATCCAACAGCGCGTTGGCATGCGCCTCGCGGGTGGTTTTGAGGTCCGCTTCGGCCTTGTTGGCGCGGTTCGTTTGGGTGAGCAGCGAGCAGGCAACGGCGTCCTTTTCCGCCTTGGCGGTGGCGGCGTTTTCCACGGCCGTTTGCGTGGCGGCTTGGGCGTCGGTGGCGGCCTTCATGAGGCTGTCGATCTTGGCCATGATTTCCTCATCCGTGGCGGTCACGTCGAGGCCGAGTTTTTCAGTAATCAGTTTTCTATCCATATCGGTGGTGGTGGTGGGTGGTTCTTCGGTTTCTTGTCTTGTGTCTTGCGTCTTGATGTCTTGCGTCTCCTGGGAGTTGGTCACCGGCTCGGATGCGGCGATCCGGGGCGTATTCGTTAGGCCGATTGAAAGGAGCCGGTCCGGGCGGAATTCGATGCGTCCGGCGGGCGCGTCCCAGCGCGGGCTCGGATAGACCCAGTAGCCCTCCTTGAGGTTTTCGCGACCCAGCGCGTTCCATTCCACTTCCGCCCACAGACCATCCGCGCGGGCTTGGAGTTGCACGATCTTGCCCAGCCTCCGGTGATCGGTGTAAAGGTCCGGGTTCTGATCGGGATGGCCGATATAAACCGGTGCCCCGCGGAACATCCGGCCCAGCCGACCGCGCACTGAATTGAAGTCCGCCACTATGGTGTTGGCTTCCGTGGCGGTGAAGATTTGCGGCCGGCCCGGCTTGCTGCCGGGGAAGGCGCCGAAGGGCGAAACCTTGAGCCAGCCGGTATCCTCGCCATCCACGGGGATGTCGGCCGCGTTGGCTTCAGCGATCTCGCGGGAGACGGCGTCATTGGCGATGGTCTCGCGCAAACGAAACGCGGAGGCGCTGAGGGCGCGGAGCAAGACGGAGAGGAGATTAGGTTTCATCTGCTAGTGCGGCGGTGAATTGTTGTTGGAGCGCGGCTTCCATGCCATCGGTGGCCATGAAGTCGGGCATGCGGTTGGAGATTTTTTTGAGCGCGGCACGCATCGCCGGTTCGTCGCCGGCGGTCATGGCGCTTTCCAGGGCTTGGCCCAGCGGCTTCATGTCGTCGCCGAAGGCGGCTAGCCAGGCGGGCGGAGTCGGGCTCGGATCGGCGGAGTTGGCAATCGTCTGACTCGTCGGACCGGTCGGGCCGGTCGGACTTGGCAGAGCGGGTGCGGGGCGCAATCTATCCGCCTCGTCTTTGGCGGCCGGCAGCCCGGCGCGATCCATCAGCGCGGACATACTAACCGAAGCTCCTGCGGCGGCGAGCGCCAGGCCGTTCTGGATCACCGCCGCGGCGTCTTCCGCGACCGGAACGACCAGTTCCACGCGGGCGAGCGGCACGGTGTCGTAACCGAAGTGCCATTCGATGACCATGCGGCTCACGCCGGCGAGGGTTTCCGCGATGGTTTCCGCGTCATCACGCCGGAGGATGTCCGTTTCGCCGCCCTGCAGGCTCGCACCCGTGCCTTCGCCGGCGCCGGAACTCATGGATGATAGATCCGCGCCCCGATAGAGCGCGGCGAACTTGCGGTCCACGCGTTCAATCACGGCCGGCATGGGCATGCCGGATGGATTGCCGGCGGCTTGCACCAGCTTGATCGGCTCGGCGTGGGTTCCATCGTCGCCATAGACCACGGCCACCCAGTCATGGCCGAAACTTTCCACGGCGGCCCGCATGGCCTCGGCTTCTGGCGAGCCCTTCTTCCCAGTGGTGCGGCCGAGCACGCCCGGCACCGAGAACTTTTCGGAGAAAATCAGCCAGTCATTGAAGGCGCTGCGTTTGGCCAGGTAGCCGATGCAGCACGGGATCATCAGCCCGTCGCCAACCGTGACCATCCACTCGCCATCCGTTAGGATTGCCCCGCTTTGTGCGGTTGCGGTTTGCAGATAGCGCAAGCTGCCGGTGCGGTTCTCGAACAGCCACAGCGGCACGAACTCGAACGTCGCCCGCAGCGTGCCATCCGCCCGCGGTTCCCAAATGATATGATGCGCGGCATATCGATAGCTCACCGCCGTCATCATCTGCTTGACCAGCCGGCGGAAGCCGCCGCGCTCGTTGCGGTCGTAGGCGTTCACACAGCGGACGTTTTTCCAGAAATTTTCCAGCGCCTCCTTGTGGGCTGCCGCCGTGGCGTCATTTTCGTCGGTCACCACCACCTGCATGTCCAACTGGCTAACATCTTTTTCGCGCTTGGGTTTGACCGACGCGATCACGTCATCGCGCTCCGCGATCTTTTCCCAAAGCAGTACGGCCTCGGTCAGATAGCCGTGGTCGAACTGCTCCAGCAGCCGCGACAGCATGTCGGGACTCAGTGAGCGCAGCGGATTCCACTTGTTCTGCCGCACCACGCGCAACGCCTCCGCGCTGGTCACCAGCGGACTGGTTCCAGCCGCCGGCGGGGCGGTGTTGGCAATGGCTTTTTGTCGGGTGCGGCGTGACATCTGCGGTGAGGTTGCTGGCGGTTGGCGAAAACGATTTATCAATCCCCCATGTTCGCGCGGGCGGAGGCGCGGTTTTTTCCTCCGCTCGCCGGATTCCGGAGAAGTCCAGATTTTGGGGGATGTGGCGCGGCGCTGGTATGCCCCGTGGATCGCGTGGATTGGCCCTTGCCGCCCCTGGAAGCGTTTTCGGGCACCATTGGCCCAAAACGCCCGGCGGCGGGAAATGGCGGCATTTTGCGTGGGGTGGGGTTTACCATGGTAAAGCGGGGTGTCAGCCGGCGAATTTGCGGGCGCGTGGGATGGTGAAGGTTTCGGGTTCGCAGGGGGCCGTTTCCGCCGTTCCTTTGATGAGATGCTCGGCCAGGCCGGAGTATGCGTTGGCGAGCAACAGATGGTTGTCGCACTTGTCCACGTAGTCGCCTTTTTCGCCGTCCTTTTCCACACGGGCGCTGCCGGTGATCAAATGACGATCCAGGGTTTCCAGAATTGCCGGGCTGCCGGTCACCCGCCGCGGCAGCAGGATCACCGGTTCCAGATAGACCTGATCGCGGTACTGCCGATAGGTGTTTTCCTCCGGCGTGAGAAACTCCGTGATCACCCGGTCGATGGTATCGAACCGGTTGCATTGGATAATCGGGAAAAACCGGGTCACCCCGTCGGCCGCGTCACGGCCGATCTTTTGGACGATGCCAGCGCCCTGGGCACGGGTGAATTCCACCACGGCACACCGGAGGTTTTCCCATTGGCCCTTGGTGCCATCCCAAACCAGCCCGCCGGGAAACACGATCCGCGCCGCGTCCGGATCGGGAACCACGGGCCACTTGATGGTGGAGAGACCGTTGAGGGCGTAAGCGATGTTCCGCGCCTCGCTCACCGCGGGCCTGGCATCGATGAACAATGCGGTTAGGCCGAGCTTATGATATAGGGTGATCGCGCGGTGAACCACGGAACCAAGCGGTATTTCCTCGGCATGAATGATCCGTTTTTCAACTTCGCTGGCCACTTCGCGGGCCACGAACCAACACGAGTTGCCGGTATCCAGTCCGCCATATCCGGCGGTTCCCGGCCGCAGTGACAGGCTCGTATCGAACGGCTCGGCCGCCGCGCGGCTCCGGACGAGAATCTCCGGCGAGAGCCCCTGGGTGGTGTTCTTTGGCACCGCCAGCACCTCGCAGCAAAACGCCACCATCGTCACCGGATCGCGCACGGCCTTCTGCCAGCGGCTCACCAGTTGGGTGAGATCGTAGGCGGCCATCGACAGTTGCGAGACCGAAAACGACCAATCGTACATCTCGATGCGCTCGGGCCGCAGGTGCCTCACATGCGGTTGCCGGCGGTCGATCACCGCGCCCGTGTCGCGATCGGCCAGATAGAAGGTTTGTCCAGGGCGAAACGGCCACCTCTTTTTGTCGTCACCTTGGAAATCACCGGTATGGGTCAGCTTCGGGTCGGTTGGCTTGGGGGTTCCGTCCACCGCCAGGCGGCAAACTTGCGGCCACTCCGTTTCCGGCCGGATGCGTTTCCCATCGCCGACATCGAATTCGAAGATCCCCTGGCTGCCATCCTGCCATTCCTTGTTCTGGCCGGCCCCGTGCAACCGCTGCGTGCCGATGGAGATCCGAAAGCGCAAATCACTCGCGCCCATGCGGCCTTCGAGATACTTCGAATACTTGGTGAGGATGTCATCCTTTTCGTCTTCGATCGCGATGGACATCGAGAACGTGGTGGGGATCTTGTTGAGTCCCATCACCATGCCCTCGGCGGTCCGCTCGCCGTCCTTGACCATGAAGGCCCCTTTGCGGTTCACCAGCCGGCCGCGCTTGTCCTTGGCCTTGCCGAGCGTCATCAGCGGCCCGAGGAAATCAATGCGTTCGATCACATCGGGGCGGAGCTTGCCGTCAACCACGCCTTCCACCAGGTTCTCATTCGGCAGATAGAGTCCGCAGTTCATGAACCGCACTCCGGTTCCGTAGCCCATCAGATTGCATTCGATGATCGTCTTGCCGATCTGGGCTCCGCCGCAAATCGAAAGCTTGGCATCCGGCAGCATGACTCCGGTGTAAGAACCGAGCACATGGTCGATCACCGCGATGACTTCCAGCAATGCCTCGCGCCCTTCCAGCGAGTAGCGCACGAACTTGCCGTCCGGTTTGCGCACCGAGGCATACTCCAACAGGAATTCCCTGAAGCTCCCGATCTTGGGGGCGCGGCTCGGCTCCACCAGCATCCGGTCCAGTCTATCGAGCGCACCACTCATGCCTTGCGGATGACCTCCTTGATTTGGCCGAACAACTCCACCGCCTTCGCATTGCCCTTGATCTCCTCATAGAGCGCGTCGAGGCCAGCGTCGATCTTGGTGCGAGTCGCGGCCGTCAGCCGGTCCCGCGCGATCGCGTTGGCTTCCTTGCGCAATTCGATCTCGCGGTCTTTTTGGGCCGCGCGGTAGTCGTCGCCCTCCAGGCTGGCGGCCGTGGCGAACTTGGTCACATCGCGTTCGAGGATACCATCCGCCATGAACAGGCGCTGGCCGGCCTTGCGCACTTGCTCCGGGCTCAGGCTGGCATCGCGGGCGATGATTTCCTTGACCTGGTCAATGAGCGTTTCCCGCGCCCACATCCGGCGTTGGACTTCCAACCATTGATAAAACTCCGCCAGGGCGCTCTTGCCGATGGTGATCCCGTATTGGTCCGGCAGCAGCGCGACGATCTCGATGAGCCCCAGGGCCTTTTGCGACGGGTCCGCCGGATATTTGAAATCCCACAGTTCGTCCAGCGTCTCGCGCGGCAGGTTTTTGAGCTTGGCATCGGAGCGGGCCATGACGTTAGAGCGTGTTGAGGTAAGCCGTGCCCTTGGGGGTGATATACCAAAGCACTTGGTTATCCTCGTCTTTGGGGCTGCGAATGTATGCGGCGGAGTGGTGCCGATCCATGGCATCCCGCACCTCCTGCAGCCCGGCCTCGCCGCCGGTGAGGTGGCCCACGATCTCGCGGACCATGGCCTCGGTCTTGCCGTAGCCCTCGGCCATCTTGAGGGCTTCCAACACTTTCTTGCGGATGATTTTTGGAGGGATCATGGGTGCGTCGGTTGGGTGGGTTGGTTGACCGGGCAGTTTTTCGCATGCGCCATGATCGCGGCCCCGAGCTTGCCGATGTGTTTGCCAACGTCGGCATTGACGCCGATGGCGGCGATTTGCTTGCCGTGCTCGTTGACGGTCTCATGGATGCGCCGGCGGCCTTCGAAGGCACCGCTGGCAACCTTCTCGATTTTATCGCTCAGCGCTTCGGACGTTTCCTTGATGGTGCGGCGCAGGGATTCGTCCCTCACCAGGATGATGTCGCCCAGCTTGTCCACGCTGCGTTCTATGCGTTGGACCTCGGTGCGGATTTCCTGTTTGAACTCCGCCAGTTCGGTCCGCCTCACGAACTCGTCTTCGATGCGCACCGACGGCTTGCCATCGATTGTTACGGTGCGGTTCTGGCGGCCCTTGTTATAGGTGACCAGCCCGGTGATGAGCGAGGCGATGGCCACGATGGCTCCGGTGGTGATATAGTTCATGTCGCCCGGGTTGGCGGCGGTATCCGCGGCGGCTAACAGGATGGTTGGGATCATGCTGGGGGTGGGGTGAGAAATCGTTTGGCGGCCTCCATGCAGCAGAGGGCCAGCAGGTCGCGCGGGAAACCGCCCTTGGCGGTGTTGGCGCGGAACACGTTTTGCGCGTGGCGGGCCAGCGCCCGCAGCTCCGCATCCGTTTGATGTGCCAGCAAGGCCGCCGGATCGCCGGACTCGGCCGCTTCCAGGAAGTCATCGGCCGGATCGCTCATGAGCGGCCTCCTTTGTCCCAGGCGGCGATGCCATCCGCAATGACTTGCGCCAGCTCGTGCTGATGTGATTTGACCCACGCCCACTCATGCGGGTTGGATCCGAAGTAAGGCTCCGCGATGACCGCCGGGCAGGGTGTGGCACGGCAGAATTCCGCACCGCAATCTTTGGGCCGCAGCCCGATCACGCCGCGGGCCTTGTGGTCCGGGCAAGCCGCGATCATGCTGCGGTTCAGCGATTGCGCCAAATACCGGCCGCCCACGCTCTCATGCCAATGCAGCCACTCGTGGCCATGCGCTTCCGGCACGCCCCAGTTGAAATGAAGCTCGACGGCTCCGGTGGCCCGGATGGTGGCGAGCTTGCGGCCCAGCCACCGCATGGCGGCGGAGTAGTTGCCGCCCTGGTAGGAATCAATGATGTCGCACTCCACGTCATGCGCTTCCAGCTTGGCCTTGATTTGTTTGGCCAGCAAACCGTTGGCGAATCGTTCGGACACGCCGCCGATGGATACCGCGCCGCTGTCGCCCGGGCGGCTATGGCCCACGCAAATTGCGATCATGGCTCGGCCCCTCCCCTTCCGCTTTTTTTAACAGAAGGAAGCAAAGGACGCAAAGATCCAGATGCCTTCGCTTCCTTCGCTTCCTTCTGTAAAAACTCCGCTCTATCCGCGTCCAACTCGCGCTTGGCCTCGCGGATGTAATGGAGCCGATCCTCTTCGCAGCCCACCGTCAAAACCATCACATACCCCGCCGTAACCAACACGGCGACGGCGGCGGCGGCGAGCGCCCATAGCAGCATGACGATCATAACGCGCGGATGGGTTGGGGTTACTTGGAGCCGTTGACCACCGGCCGCGTCTTGCGTTGATCGATGATCACGCCGATGCCTGTCTTGGGGTCGTATCTGAACGTCGCCCCGTCGGTGATCACCTCGCCGGAAATGGCCATGGTTCCGGGCGGCGGCGCGGTGCAGCCTGGGGAGGAGAATCCAACCAACCCCCCCAGGCTGGCGAGCAGCAGCCATGTTGGCATCCGCCCGCAGGGTCCCGTATCGTCGCATTCAGTAGTCACACTGGTTTCCTCTGGTCCGGCACTCGCCGGCAGAATGGTCACCGCGCCGGAGGTGAAAAACCTCAGCAGCACGTTCACGGCCGCAAGGGCGGCCAAGTAATCAACCGGGTTGGCCCGCATCCACGCGGCCACCGGCGGGAAAATCAGAATCAGCAGGGCCACGATTTGCAGCCAAAAGGTTTTTGAAAGGAAGATGGTTTTCATGGTTGGGGAAATGCTGGGTGGTTCGTTGGGTGCCATCGCGGCGAGGCACGCACCATGCCACCGCCCGCCCGCACTCAATCCCATTCCCCCCATTTTCCGCGCCGGGGACTTTTTTTCGAAGTGCCGAAAACCCGTGCTATGATGCCCCTGCGGGGAGACCCAAGACTGCAAGACGCAAGACACAAGACAAGAGGCTCCGCACGCCGCATGCTCTTGATCTTCATCTTCTCTTGCGTCTTGTGTCTTGCCGTCTTGAGTCTTGATCCGCAACCTAACCAATCCACTTGCCGCCAACCATGTCCGCCGCCCGCAAACTCCAACCGATCGACCACCCCGAACTTTTCGCCCTGCCCGACGCCATGGCCCCCATGGCCTTGCCCGCCATCTCCGTCGCATTCGTCGCCCCGGTTAGATGGGACGAAGACACCACCGTCAAGACCTCCAAGAACACCAAAAAAAAGCGCTTCGGATCATTCTCCGCCGGCCGCCGCATGCTGGACTGCGAGCCGGAGAAGCTCAGGGCCATTCTCCGCAGCGGACTCATCTACGCCTACAAGGGCACCGATGCCGCAAAGTCATGGTGGGTCATCGACTTGGCCGGGATCTACATGTACCGCGAGAACCAGAGGCGCAAGGCCATCGGCCTGCAACCCGCGCCGGACTGGGCCGCCTACTCCGCCCACATGCAGGCGCTCAACGCCGCCAACCCCGCCGCCCAGGGGCCGCCGCCCATCGCGACGGAAACCGCTGATAAGATGTGAGACTCAAGACGGCAAGACACAAGACACAAGACAAGAAAAAGCCCCGGACCTGAGCACAGGCCGGGGCTTTGGTTTGGGGAGGCAGCAGGTTAGTTAGAATTCAGAAACGCCAGCACCGCAAGCCAGGCGGCGGCGAGAATGCCGACCACCAAGAGAGCGGTGTAAGATGTCTTCGCTTTCTTGGCCGGACCGCCGGGTTGGAATTCACAGCCGCAGGACAGGCAGGTGATGATCACCTTGCCCATGCCCAGCGCGCCCTTGCCTAGTGTCCACCCCCGTGCATGGGCGTGGACTTGGGTTGATTTGCACTTCGGGCAACAGATAGGATTCTGATTTTCCATGGTTGGTTGGGGGTTGGATTCGCCGGCAAAGATATACGCCGCCATTGCCGCCGTCCATTCAAAAACATTACCTTGTTTGTAACCAAATCCACACGGCGCGGGCCAGCCACACCGCCAGCAGCAGCCCGGCTCCAACGATGGCTTGGGTCGCAAGGCTGGGAATCCGTGATGGGCGGTCAGATCTCCGGCGGTTCATAAAGTTTCAGCGGCCCGTATAGCAGGATCATCCCGCCTTGGTTCCCTGCTCCTTTCCCGTTCCTGGAACGGCCCGTATTGGACTGTGCTTCGGGTTTCCACCCTTACCCTTCCGGCTTGGTGCCGCCTTGTATTCCAATGGCAGCTTGTAGCCGCCTTCTTTCATCAGTTGATAGACCGCATCCCGGATAAAAGACGCTCTGTCAGAGTAGCCAAGTTTCGGGTAAGCGGCGTCGATTTCTTCCAAAAATCGTTCGTCCACCATCAAAATCACTCCTTTTTGCACACCTGATTTCATTGCAAGGAGTAGGCGTAGCAAACTTTTTTCGATTTTTCAAAGATTTTTATTGCCGTTATATACTCAGTTTATACAATTCGCGCATGCCCACCCCGAAACGCACCAAAAAACAAGAGCGCAAGCCGCTCCTGATTTTCTTCCCGTTAGAGATTGTCCAGGCTCTCGACCAGATCGTCGAAGCCGAGGACACCGACCGGTCGAAGTACATCCGGAAAGCGGTTCGCAACGCGCTCCGCCGCCCGGCCTAACCCTTTTGGCGGATGGCCGGTCCCGCAAGGGCCGGCTGGGTCTTGATAAGCCTTGCTAAGCATCCGCAAAATTTCTCCCCAACCAACACCAACCCCAATCCAACCAACCATGCCAGCCACCACCGAAACCGGTCGCACCGCCAGACTCGAAAAACGCATTGCCCGCCTACACCGCGGGTTCTTCCGCCGCAAGCTCGCCGGGCGGAATTTCGATTCGCTCCTGCTGCTCTGCCGCCGCCTCAGCGCGGACTATCTGGAGTCCATCAACTCAGACCGCCTCGCCTCCTGATCCCACCCCAACCAACCACCCATATTCATGACTCCCGTATTGCTAGACCTGCTCCGCTACCTCATCCCCATGGTGATCGGCTTCGCCGCCGCCTGGCTCATCTCCGGCATCTTCCATGACGCCACGTTGCGCCGGATCAAAATCGAAACTTGGCGGGAGGCCGCCAAGAAATACCACGGCCTGATCGACCGGGCCTATCGCAACCAACCAACACCCAAAGCCAAACTGCCATGACCCTCGCCGAATTCCGCGACGCCACCGCCGCCATGCCGCCGGAGACAACCCTTCTCATTCTGGATCTCTGCGGCCTGGTCTCCCCCGCCATGTTCCTGACCGAGGCGGACTGCGCCGCCGATGACCCGGTCCTGCCCCACCTCACCGAAACCTCCATCCTGTTAGCCTCCGACCCCGTATAACCATGCCTGAAGAACTAGTCTCCTGCCCGCAATGCGGCACCACCGGATTCTCCGAGCGCGGCCTGAAAGCCCACCGCTGCAAGGGAATCAACCGCAACCCGAAGCCGTCCGACAAGTCGGACATGTCAGACCCGTCCGACGCGTCCGACCCCGCCTGGGAAGTCATGGCCCCGGCCCCGGCCGCCCTCTCACCCGCCGCCCTGGTCGCCAACATCAACGACCACCACGCCCGCGCCCAGAACGACGCCGCGCATGCCAAAGCCTACGCCGACAGCGCCGTGCAAGCCGCCATCCTGGCCGGCCTCCAGCTCGTGGAACTCAAGACCGCCACCCCCCACGGAAAATGGGAACAAATGTTTACCGGCGCTGCAAAACGGGTCGGAAAGTCAAATGGAACACATGTGTGCCATTTGGAATTTGACCGCATGACTGCCAGCCGCTACGTCGCCGTGGCCACCCAACTGGTCTCGAAAAAGCTCCAACCCGAGCAAAGCGCGGTGCTGATGGAACTGGCCCGCGGCGGCCCCATGACGCCCGCCGCCGCCGAGCTGCTGCGCGAGATCACGCCGGACAAGAGCCTGCGCCGGACCTACCTGGAGCTTGGCATCGTCAAGCCCACCGCCAAGGAACTCGCCGCCATGGCCGCCCCGCCGGATGATCCCGCCGCCGCGACCCCGGAGCCCAAGGCCGCCGCCGCGTTCCGCAGCGCCAAGGACTCCGCCAGGATCGACTGGTACGGCACGCCCAAGCCCGGCCGCGTGGAACCCGGCAGCTTCATGGGCCTGGTCCTCACCGAAATCACCGACCCCGCCCGCGGCTCCGCCCGCCTGCTGACCAAAGCCGACCTCGACGGCATGGCAGCCGACCTGACCGAGTTTTCCCGCCGCCTGCGGGAATACGCAAAAGAGAAGCGCTGAAGAGAAGCACCAAGCACCAAACACTAAGCACGAAGCACTAAACCTCATGCCAACCACCCATCCCTCGCCCGCCGCCGGCACCAGCCAATGCGACCGCATCCTGCAACGCCTCTCCGAGACTCCTGGCGAGTGGGTGCCCATGCCGGTGCTCGTGAAGCTCTCCGGTAGCTACGTGATCCATAGTAGGATTGCCGATCTCCGCGCCCGCGGGAACCGCATCGACCACCGCAACAAGATCATCCACCGCCAGTGCCACAGCGAGTACCGCCTGGCGGAGGATGCCGCACCGCCGGCGATGGAATACATCAACTGCGGCAGCGGCCAGGATTACGGCATTTGCACCGTCTGCGGCAAAGGCCACGGCCATGTGATTTTCGACGCATCCCAACCCCAACCCTAATCCGACCATGCTCCCGCCTGCCACCCTCAAATGGCTCCGCCAGATCGCCCCGACATTTTCCTGCGGCGAGCGGATGCGCCGCGGCTGCATCATCCGGTTGGAACTCTGGCGCGACGGCGAAAAGGCGATGGCCATCCCCGGCTATGACTCGCCGCCGCCCGACCTGCCCGGCTCCAATCATCCCGCCGGATGGGACTCGGTTTCCTTCGCCAACCTGTTCTCCTCCTTGCTCTCCAAGCCATGACCCACGCCCGCCGCGCCGCCGCCGCCCGCAACCGCTCCAAGCAGTGGCGGATCGATCTCGGCCTCGCCATCAGCGCCGCCACGCTGCGGCCGGGAGAATGCCGGCCGGCGGAAACCATCGCGGAATTTTGCGGATGCTCCAAACAGGCGATCGAACAGACCGAATACAAGGCTATCATCAAGGTCCGCCAAGCCCTCAAAAAGCGCTTCGGCATCGTCTCCTCTACCATTTATGATTTAGAGCTTCGTGCTTAGTGCTTAACCCCTATGCTTGCCGACCTCACCCCCGAAGAATTCGCCGCCCTCCGCACCGCGCTGGCGGATGCCCAACGCGCCGGCGAAGCCTCGCCGCCGGGGGCGATCTCCTATTCCGAATTGGCCGCCGCGTTTCACACCACCCCCCAGGACATCAAGCTTTGGGAACTCTGCGCCCTGGAGAAAATGCGCGCCCTGCTGCATGTCTAAACCTTTTACCGCCATGACCCTGCCCCCGCTCTATCCGCCCGAAGATGACGCCGAATTCATGGGCCACAAGCCCGAAGCCCGCGAGCGCGCCTGGTTCCTGTACGCGGCCGCCGCCAAGGCCGCCGCCGCGCCCAAGAAAACCCGCTGCGCCGTGGTCAAAGAGATCGCCACGGCCAACGGCAAGAGCTTCAACGCGGTCTATGAGCCGGTGCGGTCCTATCTGCAAAGCGGCGACTGGCGCAACCTGATCGACCGCCGCCGCGCGTCCGAGCTTTGGATCAAAAAGACCGACGCCACCAACGCCTTCCTCCCGCACGCGTTTTGCGAACACTGGCGGATGCTGGTGGAGAACAACCAGCGCTGCGCCAAGACCGCGCACCGCCTCCTCATGATCCAACTCGCCGCCTGGCGACGGGGCGACCTTTCCCAGGCGATTCCCGGCTTCGTGACGCCACCGCCAAACGCCCCCGGCAAGCGCCATCCCCGCCAGTGGAGTTGCCGCAACCTGCAGCGGGTGAAATCCTCCGACATCGAGATCGAAGCCGTCCGCCACGGCAAGACCGCCGCCATGAAGCTGCTGCCGGCCGTGCTCACCACCCGCATCGGCGGCTACCCCTTGCAGGAAGTGCAATTCGATGACCGGTGGATTGACATCGACTGTGTCTATGGCGATTCCCGCAGCCTTTCCCGCCTTTTGGAATTCTGCGTGATCGACTGGTACAGCGGCTTCCATTTCTCCCCCTGGCTGCGCCCCAGGGTGAACCTCGACGGGGTGAACAAATCCCTATCGGAACGCGACTTCCGGCTGTATGCCGTCCACTTCGCGGCGACGGTGGGATGGAGTCCGCGCAAAACCATCTATCGCGGCGAGCGCGGCATGTGCGCCTTCCGCTGCGGGCTTGCCGACAAGCTGGCCCGCCACAGCGCCGGCGGCATCGGGATCGCCGAGCCGGGCATGAGCGGCGACCCCGCATTCGGCGGCGGTTTCCGCGAACTGGCCAAGGGCAACCCCAACGCCAAGGCCCTCAAGGAAGGCATGGGCAACCTGCTCCACAACCTGGCCGCCGGCATCATCGGCCAGACCGGCATGAACCCCGGCGACAAGCCGGCATCCTTCGCCGGCCGCGACGCGGAAACCCGCGCCTTGCTGGATCTGCAAGGCTTTGTTTCCCGCCCGCTCAATCTGGCGCACCTGCGGTTCGAGCAAGTCGCAATGGCGTTGTTCCAAGTCTATGACATGGCCAACGCCCGCACCGATCACAGCAATGAGGGCTGGCTGGAAGAAAACCTTGTTGTCGAGGAATTCTGCGCGGACCCGCAGCGCGACCTATGGTTCCCGGTGGCCACGCTGCCGACCGACCGCCGCATGATGTTCGACCTGGTCGCGCAGTCCACCCCCGGCCTAACACGCCCGCGCCGCATGAGCCCGGCGGAAGTCCTGACCCCCGCCTTGCCTGGCGCGTGCAAGCTCTCGCCGGCCGCCGTTGCCGATTGCATTTTCGAGGATGTGAAACGCCGGGTGACCATCACCGGCAGCCGCGCGGAATTCCGCGATCTGGACCACTACGGCCCCGGCGTGTTCCGTTACCCCAACATTTTCCAAGGTCCGGACGGATTTCCGAAAACCCTCCCCAACGGCGAGGAGCTTTGGCTCGTAGTCCATCCCGCCATGCCGGAGACCGGGCACTACTTCGCGCCGGACGGCCGCTACCTTGGCCGCGTGGCCCGCGACCACGCCGCCACCCGCCACGATGCCGACGCGGTGAACCACGCCATCGGCAAGAAGGAAGGCCGCTACAAGGCCGCCACGCTCGGCTTGCAAATCCGCCACGGCCTCAAGCGCGAGGCTGACATCACCGACAACACCGCCGCCCTGATGGACGCCATCCGCGACGACGTGCGGCGCGAAATGGGCATCCGCCCAACGCCCGCCCAGCGCGGCGACGACACCGGCTCGGGCGCCGATCTGGCATCCCTGCTGGGAGGCGGCGACCCGGAGCCGGACACCCCGCCCCATCCCCGCCGGCGCGACCCATCCGCCGATCTGGCGGCGCTCCTCTCCTTTCCCTAACACCAACCAAACCACCGAACCAACACCATGTCGCATCCCTGGAACATCACGTCCGAAGAACTTTCGGAAGCCACCACCCACCTGCAATCCGACGAACGCGCCGACCTCGTCTGGGCCTATCACTACTCAGCCGCCAAAAGCCTCGGCTTCGCGCCCTTTGCCGCCGCCGCCGGGATTTCCGAAAGCACGCTGCGGAAAGTGGTGACCGGAGCCTACATCGATCCCCGCGATCCGGAACGCCCGTTGCCCATGCCCGCCGGCATGTCCGAATCCATCCGCGAACTGCGGTCCGCTTCCGTGGCTTCCCAACCGGGTGCCGTGAGCTTCGTGTCCACCACCACTTCCCGCAACATCGCCTCCCACTGCGACCTCGCCCGCAAGTCCGGCACGCCCGTCTTCATGATCGGGGCCAGCCAGATCGGCAAGACCACCGGCCTCGGCAAATATCGCGACTCCCACCCGCACGATACCTGGCTCGTCACCGTGACCAGCGGCATGGGAGCCAAGGGCCTGGCCATCGCGATTTGTGAGGAGATCGGCGTTTCTCCGAACGGTTCGCTATCCGTGCTCACCCGCCGGATCGGCCGCTTCATCCCGCGCCACGGCCTGCTCATCATCGACGATTTCCATGTGCTCACCCTGGCCTCCACCCAGCGGACGTTTCTCGCCTCCATGGAGTTTCTCCGGGCCTGTTATGACATGGCCAAATGCGGCTTGCTCCTGAGCACCACGGATCTGGACTACACCGTAATCCACAAGGAGTTTTCCAAGAGCCTCCACCAGCTCATGCGCCGCGGCGTCCATCATCCCAACCTGGGAGCCCAGCCGCAATCCGCCGACGTGCGTGAAATCCTCGAAGCCCACGGCCTGAAATGGCCCGCCAAGTCCCTGAAAGTGGACGGCGTGAAACCCTTCGACCTGCTCGCCAATCTGGCCATGGATAGCGGCCTCACCGTCATCACCGAGCGGCTCCGCTACGCCCTCCTCTTCGCCACCCGCGACGCCGTGCCGGCCACCTGGCACCACTTCGTGCGGGCAAACTCCGCCATCGCCGACAACTCCGCCGCGCCGGAGAACGATTGGAATTAACACACTATCACCCACCACCACCAACACCACCACACCATGGCCACCAAAGCAGAAACCAAGTCCATCAAAGCGGAAATCCGCGACCTCAAAAAACGCCTCACGGCCCGCCGCAAAGAGCTGATGCGCGTGATCCAAGCCGACCGCAAAACCGCCCGCGAGGCCATCCGCAACGTCGATAAAAACACCGATCTCCTGACCCGCTGCGAGCGGGACGTTGACCAACGCATCGCCATCCTGACCGGCCGCCTCTCAGCCTAACCAACCACCCACCACCCATCCCGTCATGACACCCGAACAAATCGCCGAAGACATTGCCCGAGGCGAGTTCCTCTCCATCCGCATCAAGTGCGACAAGGACGAACTCAAACAGATCGAGAATCGCCTGGCAGCCGCCGGCCTCAACGTGCCCCACATCCCGCTCAAAGAGCAAGACCGCGAGGGCAAACAAGCCATCCTGCATTGCGGCGACCGCACGCTGCCGGTGGTCTATGAGAGCGACCTGTTGATTGCCTCATTCCCCGCCGACGGACTCGTCCATACCACGCTCTCCGAGATCGTCGCCCCGGACGTTTTCAAGGCGCTTTTCAAACAAGTCCATCAATACGAGCGTCGCCAGGACGACGGCCAGAAATTCCGCGTCGCACTACGCAAGGCCGTGGCAGACGAGCCGCTGCGCCTCGACATCCTAAAGGTTCTCAAGGCAGTGACCAAAGACGGCATCACCAAGTCAAAAACCGTCATCGCCTGGGACCGTCTCCCGCGCGTCAATCAACCCGCCTGACTTCGGCCCGAGGGGGCGGCGCGGCCAGCCACCGGACACCGTTCATCGCCGCCCCCCAACCTTCCAATCCAACCAACCAACCAACCAACCATGCCAACCTGTACCGCCATCATTCCCCGTCCTGCCGATGCCCCGCCGATCCGAGTGCTCGAATGCAAATCCCGCCGCCTAAACTTCTGGGTTAGTGAAACGCTGGCCGCCAAAATCCTCGATCTGTCCGACACCCGCGGATGGACGATCACCGAAACCACCCGCCACCTGATGGAACGCGGATTGCAGGCCGAAGCCCACGATCCACTGAACGAAATCCAAGCACAAATCGCCACGCTCACGGCCCGTCTGGATTCTCTGGCGAACGCAGAGGCCATCCGATCCGCTGGCGAATCAACCCCAACGAAGTAAACCAATGCCTGCCAAGAAAAAACTGAAAGGAGCCGCTGTGAGCGGGTCGGATGCGCCGCCTTGTTCTGGCTCTTCGAATTACCCCAAACCACCGATGAAAAAACACCTCCAACTCGTATCAAACCGCCGCGATCCGCACAGACTCCGCAACGTCTGCGGGTGCGATGGAATCACCGCCGATTTCGTGGCAGATGTCACTTGCCGCCGGTGCCTGCAATCCGCGGCGCGACTGATCGCCAACAGGCTCGCCGAGGTCTCCCCAGTATGGCTTATGCACAAAGACAAGACGCGGACGCTGGTCGGCGAAGAGCTAGTCCATTGTGGCCAGAACGCTTGACCTCATGCACGCCGACCCTACAGCCCCGATTTCAGCAACGACGTTCCCGGCGTTGCATGCAGGTCATTGTTATGCCTCTTCGTGTGGCCGCGTGACGCTGTATCTCGGGGACTGTAGGGACATGGAAATCACCAGTGATGCGGTCATAAGTGACCCGCCGTATGGTATGGAGTGGGAAGGCAATCAGCGATTCAGCGGAGGGAAAACCCGCAGGGGCAAAGGCACGAAACACGGGATGATCGCCCATGACGATGAGCCGTTCGACCCTGCGCGGTGGGTAGCTCTGACAATCCCGGTGGTCTTGTGGGGGGCGAATCACTTCTGGCATCGGCTGCAGCCCGGCGCGGCGCTCATCTGGCAAAAGCGGAACGATCACGCCCTCGGGACATTCTTGAGCGACGCGGAGGTGGCGTATCTGAATCGCGGATGCGGAGTCTATGCCTACACGAAAACCTTCGCTGGCTCCAGTCGCGCCGTGGATGGTGGAGTCGATCCATACGAGGGGAGTCTCCACCCGAACCAGAAACCCGTTTCGCTCATGGCGTGGTGCATGGACAAAGCCAAGGTGCCAGCCGGTGCCGTGGTGCTCGATCCCTACATGGGAAGCGGGACAACTGGAATCGCCTGCATCCGCACCGGACGCCGCTTCGTGGGAATCGAGAAAGATCCCGCGCACTACGCCACGGCGCTCGCACGAATCACCAACGAACTCGCCCAGGGGGATCTATTCCTTGGGCATAACGCTTCGGGTGATGCGCGGCGTCCCGACGCTCCGCTTGCCTGACCACCTTCCCGCCGTCGCATCCACCCGATTGTTATGCCTCTTTGAATCCCCGACAATACCAAGACCACCATTATGATAACGCAAGAATCCGCCGCTGCCATCTGGACCGCATACCGTGAAATCGCCACTGCCGAAAAGCTGTTGGCCGACATGGAATCGGAAATGAAATGGGAACATGACAAGACCGCGCCCGTGCTGAAAGACGCATTCGGGCGTAAACGAAACCTCCAACTCGGGATTCCGAGCGGAGAGAATAGCCACCGGCTGTTTGACGTGCCGCCGAAACTGGCAGGCTCGGTGATCCGTGCCCACATTGCGCAGAAGCGGGCAGAGCTTGCCGAAGCCAATGAACAGGCAAGAATTGACCTCATGGGCGATGGAAGCGCCGCACAGCGGATTGAGTCCCCTGAAACAAACGTGAAAGAAGCAACTGCCGCTGCCGAAGAATGGTGCGAAGTCCGTGACGCGGAAAGCCGTAACCGCGCGATCTATTGCTATACAGCCGGATACATCGCGGCACTTTCTCGGCATAACAAGTTGTTATAGGAACCATGGCAAGATTCAACCGGCAACGTAGCGAGCGGAAACGCCTCAGAATGAGTGCGTTAGGAAAGATTTCACAACGACGGCAGCGGGAACGGCGCGAGGTGGAAATCACCCAAGAATTCCTGGCCAATCTGGC